TTAAAACATCCTTGGGGAAAGATAAACGTCTATTTCATAAATGGACACAATGGGAATATCTATCTGTTAATGATACTATAGCTGTAGATTTTGTAGGCAGATATGAACACTTGGCCACTGATTGGCATTATGTTTGTGAGAGGATTGGCATTAAAGATTTTAATTTACCAGTAAAGAACGCATCAGATAAACACCACTACACAGAATATTATAATGATGAAACAAAAGAGATTGTGGCTACACGATATGCTAAAGATCTAGAATATTGGGGGTATGAATTTTGAGATCATTACAAGACATCCAGGATTTTATTGGAGATAAACCTATTGTCATTGTAGGCAATAAAGAACCAGTAAGACAAAAAGATTATAGTGATGTGATAGTCTTTAGAATGAACCTAGGTTATCAAGATGACCATGATGTATGGATCAATAATTTAGCTGAGGCTTGTATCAAGAAAGAGAATTTAGATATCTCTCAACACAGTAAATATATTGTGAGATTATGTGGTGAAGATTTTGGAGTGCGTATGCAGCACTATCCAGAATACATGAAAGAATACACCTATGAATGGGATCTCAGGGATTATCAAGTAATGTGCCAAGAAACTAAGATGACATTCCCTACTGCCGGATTTGTTTCTATCTATTGGGCTATTAACAACCTAGAGAATAAAATCTATATGGATGAGTTTGATTTCTTTATTACACCTAACCGATATACCAAGAGAGAATTTAGACACAAAGAATATTGGGGAGCAAGACACAATCCCTTTAAAGAAAAGCAAATAATCCAAGAATATATTGAAGATAATTTGATTGAGTGGTATCAAGACTAATGGCTAAATATAGAGGCAGAGATGTTAAGTTAAATAAACCTTTTAGAACACCTGGAGAGTCAAAGAAATTTGGTGTTTATGTTAAAGATAAATCTACTGGTAATGTAAAGAAGGTTAGATTTGGTGATCCTAAGATGAAGATTAAAAAGAATATACCGGCTAGACAAAGATCATTCCTGGCTAGAATGGGTGGAGTTTTAAAAGAGGTTAAAGGCCAAAAGAACTTATCTCCGGCATACTGGTCTATTAGAGCATGGAAGAAGAATTTTCCTTTATAATGAATGGCAACAAGACAAGAAATATTATCTCAATTAGCTGATGACCATGAAAAACGTATTAGCAAAGTCTTATTTGATTTAGAAGATGATATTATTGCTGAATTAGAATCAGCCACCAGGCAGGTAACTCTCAATACAGATCTAGCTATACAGCTGCGACCAAATCTCAAAAGATTAATTGAAGAAAACTATCTGAAAGAAGGAACTAGGATAGTTAGTGATTATGACAAAGTCGTCAAAGAATATCAAAATTTTATCAAGACAACTCCTATAGCTGATAAGTTCAAAACCTTAACCAAGCCAGATCTAGCCATCATTAATCAATTAAAGCAGCTCTCCTTTAGTGGTTTCCAAGATGTCGCTAATAGATTCCTGGATGAGATATCTACTGAAGTATACAAATCAGCGATTGTAGGTAAACCATTCCCAGATATGGTAAGGACCATTAGAGGCCAGATCAATGGTGTCTATCAAAGATCCAATGAGGAAGCCATTAACAGATTAGTGAGAGTAGTAGAAGAAAACAAATATTCTAATGATCCGGCAGCTATTAAGAAAACTCAGGATGCAACCAAGATCTTACAAACTAAATATGCAGCAGATAGAGTAGGGAACAATATGAAGAAGTATGCTAGTCAAATAGCACATGATAGCTTAATGCAATTTGATGGGCAGTTCACAAAATACAAAGCCCAAGAGGCAGGACTAACTCAGTTCAAATATGTAGGAACTAATATCACTACTACTAGAGAATTTTGTAGAAGGCAGCTAGACAAAGTATTTACAGAAGAAGAAGCCAGGGAAGTTTGGAGTCAATCCTGGAAGGGAAAATCTGGTGGAGATCCATTCATAGATAGAGGTGGTTATAGATGTAGACATAGCTTTATTCCTTATGATACTGCCTGGGATAATATTGATGAAGTTCAGCAGAAAGTAGATCCTAAAAAAACTAGAAAGAAAAGAGTAGAGCCAGAAAAAGAAGTAAAACCAAAATCTTTAGTTCCAGATATAGCTATAGGTAATTTATTAAATAGGGGAAGTAGTAAAGTTAGAAAAGCCTATGATGATGATTTTAATTCGCAGCTTACAGATCAGCAAAAAAATATAGTTAATAAAATTGAAAAACCGGCAATAATCAAAAATGGAAAAAAGGGATATTATTCACCTAGCGATAATGAATTAAGTGCAGAATTAAATGCGATTAATAAATCTAAAAATGCACCTGATGAAATAAAGGGTGTTAAAAGTTTTGTAATTGCACATGAATATGGACATCATATTGATTATGTTACAAGTGGAAAAACATTTAGGGCATGGTCACGAGATAATGAAGATTTTAAAAGGGCGATACAAAAAGATAAAAGAAAATTTAAAGGAACTAACATTGTTGATGGCAAAATAGATCCAACTAATTCTAAAGATGGATATTTTAGTATAAATGATGATGAAGCATTAGATAGAATATTTAATGATCTTGCTACTAAGATTGAGGTAACTATAGATAAGGGAGGGTTTTCATATACAAGAAAATTTACTGAATTGAGAGAGGATGGTTATGCAGAAGTAAGTGATATAATTGATGCTCTATTTAAAGGCAGATTTAGAAAAAATTATTATATGTGGGGGCATACTCCAAGTTATTGGGGAAGGGCCGGATCTGTAGAAGAAGAAATATTTGCGAATTTATTTGCGATTAAACATAATGAAAAAGCATACAATCTTGCGAAAAAATATATTCCTAATACAGTAAAAGAATTTGAAAAAAGATTAATAGAATTAGAAAGATTGTGAGGTAAAAATGGAATTAACATTAGAAGAAAAAAAACAAAAATTAGCTGAGTGTTCAACTGGTCAAGATTTTTTTGATTTATATACTTTGATATTTAAAGAACCAGTGCCAGAAACAGGTAATGTAAATTTTAATGATGAATTAGATATTGTTATTAATGCAATTATTGATAATAAAAAAATTCCGAAAGAAAAATTACCTAAAATTTGGGATTAAGAAAATCTCTTGAAGAAGAAGATAAATAGAGATACACATAAAATAACACAACCTAAAAGGAGTCTATTATGGCAGAAGAACAGAGTAATCTGGATCAAGTGAATGAAACACTTGAAACAAAAAATGAAACACAGGAGCAGAATACAGAAGAAAATAAAGGTTATAGCCAGGCTGACATTGAAGGGATTGTGAAATCTAGACTAGCTAGAGAAAGAGCCAAGATCTATAAAGAACTTGGAACTGATAACCTGGATGATGTTAAATCATTACTCCAGGAGAAAGAAACTAGAGAGCTAGAAGATAAAAAGAAAAGAGGAGAGTTTGAAGATATCCTCAAAGAACAAGCAACCAAATATCAAAGTGAGATCAGTAAGCTGCAAGGTGATCTAAGGAACATTAAGATTAATGATGCCTTATTGAGTTCAGCATCTAGGAACAAAGCTATTAATGCTCAGCAAGTCGTGGAGCTGTTAAAAACTAATGTTCAGCTTAATGATGATGGGCAAGTAGAAGTTCTTGCAGAAAATGGATCTCCAAGATATAACAAAGATGGAAACTTGTATTCTGTAGAGGAATATGTTTCTGAGTTTTTGACACAGAACCCTCACTTTCAACAAGCTACACCTAGTGGCTCAGGAAGTAAGGCAAACGTGGGTAAGGTAGACGCTCAACCTTTTAATCTGGCGGCATTGGACTTAAACAAACCGGAAGATTTACAAAAATACCGAGAGTATCGTAAATCTAAGCAAGGATTTAATTTAAGACCACAAATAATAACTAATAACTAATATTAAAAAGGAGTAGCCACATGGCAAACGAAACAACAAGTACTAGTATTAGTGAACTATATACTGAGATTATCCAGGAAGCGATTTTCACATTCCAGGAAACTTCAGTAATGAGGCCGCTAGTAACTACTTACAACATAACAGGGCAAGGCAAACAAGTTGCAGTGCCAATTTTCCCAACTGTTGCAGCTTCAGCTGTATCAGAAGGATCTGACTTAGCAAACACAGAGGTAAATCCTACTGAAAAAACCATCACAGCTTCAGAAGTTGGTGTGATGACAACATTAACTGACCTAGCTAGAGAATCATCTTCTAGACCGATTGCACAAGATATCGGTAGAGTATTTGGTGAAGCATTAGCAAAGAAAGTTGATACTGATCTAGCAGCATTATTCGCTTCATTTGCAACAGGTAATGACCTAGGTGCAGCAGGAACTGAATTAACTGCAGATCTACTGTTAAAAGCTGAGTCTACACTAAGAGCATTAAACGTTCCTAGACCATACTACGCAGTATTCCATCCAAAAGCTGTATTCAACTTGAAGAAAACTTTAACTCAAGCAGGATACTCAGGAACTGCAACTGCATTATCATCTGTTGGTGAAAATGTATATGGATCTGGCTTTGTCGGAAACATCTTCGGCATTGACGTTTATGAAAATGCTAACTTAACAATCTCCTCAGCCGGTGACTGTGTTGGTGGTGTATTCCATCCTATCTCACTTGGTTTAGCTATGAAGATGGATTTCAAAATTGAAACTCAAAGAGATGCATCTTTAAGAGCAACTGAGATTGTGGGTACAATGACTTATGGCCAAGATGTCGTAAAAGACAACTATGGCTGTCAGGTAACTGTAGACGCATCTTTATAATTGATCTTTATTGGGTGGGGGTTTATGCTCCCACCTAAAGGAATATAAAAATGGCAACAACACAATTTTCAGTCGCATTATCCGATATCCAGGAATATCAACCAGATATAGCAGAATATGG